TGGTCTTGAACTGAACAGGGTTCACAACAAACTTGCGACCACGAGTGTCAATACGGATAGGATTACGGAACACTTTGATGTCGCCTGTGCCCCGGGCCTTGAACGCATACATCTTGGCCTTGGCATCATCCAGCAAGTAAATGCCGTTAGGAACTGCATCCCGGTAGTCAGTTGTTTCGGCAAACCATTTCATGATTTGTTCCTGTTTCTAATTAAGTCAAGAAAATCTTCTGCGTTTTTCTTGTTCTCTTGTTTTTGGGTTGGTGTTTGAATTGTATCTAATATAGCCAATAATATAACCACAATAATACAAAATCCAATAAAATACATCATAGTGACATAATCCTTGCCAACACAGCCTGAGCCTCAGTAAGGTCCATTGCGGGCTCAGCCCAACCATGGTAAGTTTGAGTCCAGCGAACATTGTATAGTTTCATTTTGTTTTTCCTTAGGCCATGTTGAGTTGAACTGGCAGATCTTCCCAAGTACCAGCAAGACCCACTGAACACTGATCAGCCGCACCTGAGCCGCTACGCTGAAATTCCAGGGCATCCAGGGCCTTTTGGGTGGCTGCATTGCACTTCACAAAATCGCCCACTCCCGAACGAATCTGTCCAGCTGTGGCATAGAAACATGCGGCACCAACAATGACACGAAAACGCTGGGATTGTTTGAAACGCTTAATCTGCATGATCGACTCCTGTTTTGCTGAATATGTGTATATTATAGCAAATTGGGATATTTTGGTCAACCAAGTAAAGTAATACTTTATTAGTAGAAACCACTAGTGGTAAATACTGAGAAGGAAAAACACACCATGTTTAATGCAATTTTACGACAGTTTACCCAACTGTTTACCCCTAACTATCAGTCTCGGCTGGAACAGTACATATCTGCACACCGTCCTACTTCGGTGGCCGAAGTAGAACATCTGGAGCGTCAGTACTCCAAGTCTCAACACGGAGGTCTGGTATGAAACGTGCTCTTGATTTTGTCTGGGAGGTGCTACGTGAAATCGGCGAAGCCCGTGCTCGCCAACGCCTGGGATACACTGGCTGGTATTACTGATAAATCCAGCCTAGATCTTGCACCCGATGCATCCAGGTAAACACAGGGACATCAAAGTCAAGTCGCCAATGGCCATTCCAGCCTAGGTAGTTGCAAGCAGGCAATGTTGGTGCTGGAGCCGGGTATTGTTGACTGTACCACGGTTCTGGATAATCAGGACGGTATACACCTTGCCAAACAAACCTGGGGTCTGATACTCCAAAAAATTCAACACTGTCCACTATCACTGCCATGTCATGGTCTATTTCAGGTTTGTTGTAAAACTCAATTTCCAACCATCCTGAGTCTGCAACAAATTCCAACTGTATTTTTTGAGTTTGATCAAGCACATGCGTGACACTGTAACCCGGCACTGACACACGCACTTCGGGTGCAGCAACACCAATTTTTGGAGTCAGTGACACTGACATTTGTACCAAATACTCAGTAGCCATATTGATCCCATACTGTGGCAAGTTCAGGATACAACTGCCTGGCATCAAAGCCATAAATCTTGTCCCACTTTTTGCAATGTTCCACAAGTTGGTCACGCAGTTGATCCACGTCTTGTGGACTTGGCTGTGACAACATGTTTATGCACATGTGTGCCTGTTGTTTGATCACCAACTGATAATTGTTGTGGTCACTGGCATTGTAATCATTGACTAAGTCTACTGTGTCAAGATGTTTCAATATGTTGTGATACTGCGCCATGTACTGATGTTGCACTACCGTTGGCAATACTGCTGCATCCAGAAATCTTGGAGTGTTGACTTGCAGGCTTTTCACTGTTAACTTGCGATTCAACGCATACATTAACAGATCACCAAAGTAACCAATGGTCAATGCACTGATAGCCGGACGCAAAGAAACTGTGATATTGGTGCCATTGCACACTTCCAAATAACGATCAATATTGTGCAAAACTTGTGCAGTGTCAGTGCCCTGCCTTTGATAAGCATTGTGATCATCCACGGTCTCTATACTGACTTCTATGCCCACACGGCAAAATTTAGCCAGTTTGGCCAGCAGTTCAGGACAAAACACAGTGCCATTGGTCACAAAACTCAAACAGATTTCAAAACGCTGGTGCTCAATCAAGGTGTCCACCAAGTCCTCAAACCGGTCGGTCAGCAGTGTTTCACCACCCATGAAATGAATGTTGTTGAGTCGGGGTATAGCCAACAACTGTTGTTTGAAACTGTTCCAGACCGTGGTATCGCGTGTCCAATCTGAGCCCACAAACTTCTGACTGGATTGTATGCCCCACTTGACTTCTTGCACTGCAATACGGCTGGAGGCACGAGCATTGCACATTTTGCAGGCCAGGTTGCAAAAATTGCCAAGATCAATGTGTATGTCTATGGGCTGTGTGGTTGTGAAACCAGAATCATCAAAATGTTTGCGTCCCGGACTTTGTTCAAAACTGTGCTCAAATGCCTGTGTAAAAATCACACTCTTTTGATTGGCTCGTTGTCGACGACTAACACCTCCAGAGTCTTCTTCTGTGTAACATCGACTGCATTCACTGATCCTTGAGTCTCGAAGTATGCGTTGTCTGAAATCACGCACTGGATCTGAGTTGAACCATTCTGCAATGGTCATGGTAGCAATGTTGTAGCTGTGGCCTGCGTACAGCTTGTGAGCTTCTTGGCAGCAAATGCCCAAGCTGCCATCCCAATAGATGTGCAGCTCGTACCATGGTGTGTTGCAGAATACGTTGGCGTTAGACACGTTTCTCCACAACCTTGTCAGCTAGGCCAAATGCCACTGCTTGTTCAGCACTGAGAAACGTGTCAAACTTCATGGTTTCGTACAGTTCTTCATAGGTCTTGCCCGCTGTGTTGTGACGCACGTACAGCTCAGTAAGACGCTGATTGATACGCTGGCTTTCGTCGTATGTGCGTTTGGCGTCTTCGAATTGCAACTCTTGTACGTGTACGCTGCCACGGGTACCTGGGGTACCAGAACTCACACGATGGATCATGGTGCGACTTTCGGGCAGCACAAAACGCTTGCCCGCGGCGCCTGCTTGACCCAGAAAACTGCCCATGCTGGCAGCTTGGCCAATCACAATGGTTTGAACGTCAGGGCGAATAAATTGCATGGTATCGTATATAGCCAAACCTGCAGTAACTAGTCCGCCTGGGCTGTTGATATACAAGCTGATGTCCTTGCTGGAATCTTCACTTTCCAAAAACAGCAACTGCGCCACGATCAAGCTGGCCGACGTTTCGTTGACATCTGTGTCCAACATCACAATTCGATCTTTGAGCAGTCGGCTGTAAATGTCATAGCTGCGTTCGCCTTTTGAGGTCTGTTCAACTACCATGGGGATCAAACTGGGCATAAATTCTCCTGTGTTAAGTAATGCATTTGATAAGTATACTATAATTTTCTGGAAAACACAATGCGAGACCTACTCAATTTACTCGATAACATACTTGCTGAATCACGTGGACTTAGCGCCCGTGACCCCGGAGAAGTATATGCACGATCAGGTGGTAATTCCTCTGACGACAAAATTACCTTCCAAAACTTAACATTTTATCCAGAAGTTGGTAGTTATAATACAACTGAAGAAATGATGGCAGCGTTTGATCAGGTTGAACAATCAGTAGGACATCCAATTGAAAAAGTCAACCAGCCCAGTGCAAGGTTAAAAGCATTTGGTATTGCAGCATTTAATACTGCGGTCGGCACCCGATATCTAGCAAAATTTGCCCAAGACATCAAGCCTGTTAGAACTCAAAACACATTTTTTCAAACCAAAGATATTCCTGGAGGCTTTAGTCAAACTGATGCTCGTGGATCCAAGGAAAAAGCTGGATACAAACCCAGTGATGTGCTCACTGAGTTCAAGAGCCAAACTCCCGACAGCATTCTAGCACAGATTGGTGCCAAGTTTGGTGAACAAAGTGCTGAATACCGAGCTGCTGCAACCATTATGAGTTCACCAAAATTCCCAGTAGCAGTAGACGGCGAAAGCATGGATTTCAAAGGTTTTAGAGATTACTTTTGCGAGATGTTACAACCTGCTGTGTTGATCAACGGCGGGCAGGTCAAAGGTAATGCTGCCAAGGCAGCTGAAATTTTCATGGGCAAAAACGGATTTTCTGATTGTGTAGTCAGCTTTAACAAAGACGTTGGCGGCGAACTTTACGACTCATTGTTGATCAGTCCCGAAGGCAAACAAATCAAGTTATCTAGCAAAGGTGCTAAAGGTGCTATGGCTAGTTCAGTTAATTTATTGACTGCGGTACGAGAACTTGAAACAGCAGGCATGACACAATTTGCACAGAACTATCCCGAAGTGATTGATATTCTTAAAACTATTCACAACGGTGATCATAATTCAGGACCACTGAATCTAGCCGTGCAGTTTGGTATCATTAATAAAGATGAAATACCACAAGTGATGTCGCTCAAACAGTATGCTGGTGTCAAGGACTTTAACATTGACAACGTCAAAATATCCGACAATCTCAAAAAAATATACAAAGATCGCACAGCTGATGATCCTAGCAAAGTAGTTCCATTAAACCACTTAGTAAGTTCTATTGCCTACAAAGTCTGCAACGAGATCAATTTGAAAACTAATTTTTCTGACGCAGCCGCAGACATTTTAAACAATTCAGCATTTGTCCAGATGTATACTGATGCTACCAAGTCTAAAGATGGACAATTTATTATCCAAGGCTTTACCACTGTTTGGCCCAGCAAGTTGTTCACCGAAGTTACGCTAGAAGCACAAAAGAGTTATAGTTCAACGTCTAGCTCAGCAGGCAAATTGGTGTTTAACATCAACAAAGAACCTAGAGTGATTGACAACAAAGAACATGCAGCAACAACAGATGCGCCCGGCGACAGCACAGCAGGTGAGCTAGGTGATAACATGGGACCTACTGACACCAACAAGCTCGACGCTGTCACACAAACACCACGACTACGTGGGCCCGGAGCACGAACAGCCAAGTCCGGTGCCCAACCCAACATGAGCCCTGAAGTATTGGGCCGTGCCGCAAGGATCTAACATGAGAGCACAAGAATTCTTAATTGAAACACAAGAGCTGGACGAAATTGAAAGAATCCCTCCAGGGGCGTATTCTGGTGGCAAAGCATACCTCGACAACAAAGCTTATGGCAAACAAGTAAAGAAACTGCCGGGTGGCAGTGGGTTGCTGTATTCTACCAGTGAAGGAAGATACGGCGGCATTGATATCAAACTCTGGGACCCAAACGGTGCTGATTACGTTGCACAAAAGTCAGCAGAGCCAGAGCCAGAGCCTGTGCAACGCAGAAGGGAATCGTCCTGG